ATGCTGAAAAATATAAAAATAATCAGTGAAATGTTTGGTTATATCACTGAAATGTTATATATTTGCAGCGTGTTATTAATTCTCACGGTGCAAATATACAAAAAATATCGCACATAATGATGATTTCAAACAAAAATTTTAAAAAATATGGGTTTTAGTGAGTACATGAAAAGTCTTCCATATCCACGTTGTGGGATAGTAGGAGAAATTGCTGAGAAATGCAAAGTATCTAATAATTCCGTCTATAGATGGATCCAGGGCAAGTCCAAACCGAACGCTCTATGCAGAGGAATTGTCGCTGAGTATCTAGGTAAGCCAGAGCATGAACTTTTTCCTGATGAGTAAGTATGGAGTCAGTCGAGTTTTATAATACGCCAGAAGGTGATGTTATGTATAAGCAACTGGGTAAACCTGTCCAGGAACTTACAGCTGACAGCCGCAAGATTGTCGAGGAGATGCTAGACCTTATCAAAACTAGATATCCTAAGGCCTTCAAGGCTCTGTGTGGTCAGTATACAGCTAGCGAGCTAAATCGCAAAGTATACGAGTTTAACATTGTGTCCAGGTTCGTCAGATGCAACTTTGGAGAATATGATGCACATACTCCTGATATTGATACAGATGGTTTCTTTCATTTCGAGGAAGTCAAGTGCCCGTTGCGTGGCGAATGTAGAATGGAGGGCGTTATCTGCAAGCCAAAATTAGACTCTAAGCTTACAGATCGCGAGTTAGAGATAGCGGAGCTCATATCTAGGGGTCTGCACGCTCAAGAAATCGCAGATCGCCTTTATATATCTATTAAAACCGTACAACGACATAGGGAGAATATCAAGGCTAAGCTTCAGCTAAGGTCACTAGCACAGGTGGCGGCATATTACCTGGAACATATAAAAACTAAATAGCTTATGCCCAAGAAATGCGTTATATGTAAAAATGGCAGAGCATGTATCAACGGCTTGTTCTGCCTTAGGTTAAAAAGGTATGTCGAATATATAAATAAGCCAATATGTGACTATGAGTAATAGAAAATGGACTAAAAATGAGATAGCATACCTGGTAGAGAATTACGGGAGAATGAGCCTTGAGGATATGGCCATCCATCTCAACCGTACCGTCATGGCCGTGCGGTTGTACGCTCTTCGGCATAGACTAGACGACAAACACCAGGTTGTTAAAGAAAATCGCCTGAAGAAGTTGCTTGAGTATCGCTTCCGTCACCTTGAGGACTTTCATCCAAGCAAGTTCTTTTTTAAGGAGACTGGTATTAACCAGGTAAGATACTGGGATATCTTCTTCGGACGTAAGGCCATAAAACCAGAAGAGTATAAAGCTGTAGCCGGATACTTCAATATTACGATATCTGAAGCATTCGACTCTCTTCAGCTCAATCTGTTCGACTAATAAAAAATAAGAAATATGAAAATCAACTCAGAATTCATTAGCGATGTCAAGAGTAAACTTGATATTGTTGATGTAATAGGCGCCTATATTAATCTTCAGAAGGCGGGCATTAACTATAAGGGTATCTGTCCGTTCCATAATGATAGTCATCCTTCGATGATGGTTAATAAGGCTAGACAGACGTATCATTGTTTCGTGTGTGGTGAGCATGGAGACGTCCTAGACTTTCTGCAGAAATACAACCAGATAACTTTTAACGAAGCATTGCGAATAGCATGCAAGCTCGCAGATGTTGAGTTTCCGGAGCAGGAATCTACTCCGGAAGAAAATGCTGCGTATAAATTGCTTGAATCTCGCCGCATAGCCATTGCTGCAGCCGCAAAGTTCTACCAGGGCAATATCTCGCAAGCGGAGAGCTTCCTTAAAAAACGCGGTTACGAGTATACAGATAAGGTGCTTGCTGAATATGGAGTGGGTTATGCTCCGAATGGTAATGTTGCGTTGAAGTATCTCGTGGAGAATGGGTACAGTCTGCAGATATTGGAAGATGTTGGGGTCGTAGGTAAGTCTCAAGACGGGAGAAACTATGACTTCTTCAGAGACCGCGTGATGTTCCCGTTTTACGACGTGTCTGGAAGAGTCGTTGCGTTCTCCGGAAGAATTGTCACTCCAAACGATAAAATTGGAAAATATGTTAATACCGGAGAGACGCCCATTTTCAGAAAAGGTCAGCACATTTTCGGACTCTACCAGGCTAAAAGAGCAATCGCCAAAGAAGGATTTGCTTATCTTGTCGAGGGGCAATTTGATGTTATTACCCTCCATAAATATGGGGTAGAGAATGTCGTCGGCGGCTCCGGAACCGCATTTACAGACGACCAGGTAAGGCTTATCATGCGCTTTACCCAGTCTGTAGTCATGATATATGATGCTGATGATGCAGGTATGAAGGCTGCTGTCAAGAACTGCGAGCTGTTGCTGAAGGCTGGTGCAAGTGTCAAGTGCATCCGCTTACCAAAAGGATACGACCCAGACAGCTATGGCCAGCTCTGCAAGGAAGAAACAAAAAAGAAGCTATCTGAAGCTATCGATACCTTCCCGAGGGCAATGAAAAGAATGCTGGTTCCTCGCGGATGCAAGGACGAGGCTACAATCGCTTCAGCCATGAATACTATCGCTAATCTAGTAGCATGTGTGCAGGACGCCGGACTGCGTCTTGAGTATATGAAGAGCATGACTAAGGACTTCGATACAAAGATGACGATCCTGGAAGATAAAGTTCGGGATATCCGACGCAATGTCGAGAGTATCAAGAAAGAAGATATGCAACAGGGTATTTTTGGGCTTGATGATCTGAAGGATAATCTGAGGAATAATGAGCCTGCTATCGTAACATCATCTATCGATACCTTCATGGAGTCTTACGGAGATAATCCGATTGTGTACGTAGCAGGCGTTCCGTCGGCTACCGATATCCAGAACCTCCGCCGAATCTGCTGCTATCTAGCCACAACTGAAGAAGGCTGCAGTATAGATACGACAACGGGCGATGATAGCAGTTACCTCTCCGCTCTGGTCGAGATGTTCAAGGCAGGAATCTCGCAGATAAGAGTCATGCACGAGGATAAAGTAGAATCCTTCATAGACTTCTATATACGTATACATGGAGATTTACTGTCTGGTTTCCTGGGCGACAAGGTTCCGATCATTACCAGGTGTATAGAACTGACTAGTTATGCAGAGGAGACTGTCATCACAGTAAACAAAAACCATTACTGCAGTAAACTGGGCCTATCTAAGGGGCAGTTCGATGAGATCCGTAAGCCATTCGTCAGCAAGCGAAAGAACGTCATGAAAGCGAATGCCCTGAAAGACGATCTGTATGATGATGACTTCGATGGCGATGAGGTTCCTAGCTATGCGAGAGAAGGTGAGTACGCCCAAATGTTTCGCGAGTGCAAGTATTATCCTCGTCTGAATAAGCAGGGCATACCAGTCTGTTATATGTTCCAGGACAAGAACGGACGCGGTTTTTCGCAGGTCGCAGACTTCTATATGGTTCCTCTCCTTCATATCTTCAACGAGGATTTTGAGCAGAACAAACGAGTACTGAAGGTGAACCGCCGTTATTTCGATAAGCCCTTGTATATTGAGGTTCTGTCGAGCTCTCTGAAGAAGATGAGTACTATCGAGGATGTACTCATCAACTACGAAGGCGTGAACTTTACGGATGGCGAAGAGTGGCAATGGAGGCGCATTAAGGAATATATGAGCCGTCACTTCGTACAATGCAGAGAGATACAGACCTATGGTAATCAGCAGTCTGAAGGAATGAGCCGAAAGACTGATGAGCAGTTCTTCGCCTTCGCTAACGGTATAGCGCATGAAGACGAAAACGGTAAATATGTGTTTGAGAAGGTTAATGAGCTGGGCGTGGTGACTCATAATCATATGAATTACTATCTCCCTGCATTTTCTACCATATACGCCGGATCCGGGAGACAATCTGATAAATACGAATTGATATCTCAGCTCGTGTATGAAGATATACCTGTTAACAAGCAGGTCACATTCGAACAATGGGCATCGTTAATGAACAAGGTGTATAAAATTAATGATAATGGTAAATGGGCGATAGTTTTCGCTCTGATGTGCGCCTTCAGAAGTAATATCCACTGTCTGGATAGACTTTTCACGGCTCCATTTTTTATGGGACCAATGTCTTCTGGTAAGACTCAGATTGCGATATCTATCCGATCTCTGTTTATAAGTCCTACTATTCCGATATTCAACCTCAATACAGGTACTGATGCGGCCATGAGCACCATCATGGGTACATTCAGGGATGTTCCGGTCGTGCTCGATGAGTACAATAATAAAGATATCTCGGACACCAAGTTTCAAGCTCTGAAGGGTATAGTATATGACGGCGACGGTAAGCAGAAGCGTCGCGGAACATCTGGAAGAGATATCGAGAATGATAAGGTGTTTGCGCCTGTAATCATTTGCGGACAAGAGACTCCTCAACGAGATGACAACGCCCTGATGAGTCGTGTCATCATCTGCGAGGTTCCTAAGCCTAAGAATAGAACCCCAGAGGAGACCAAGCTATTTGAGGAACTCAAGAATATAGAGAAGAATATAGGGTTATCAAACGTATTGCTGGAAGTATTATCACTCAGGCCTGCAGTCATGGATCATTTCCGTGCTCTCAAGCAGGAGGCATACAGCGAGCTCAAGAGTGATGTAATCAATTCTGGAGAAATGGACCGACTCATGAAGACAGCTTCTCTCTTCCTCGGCATGGTGAAGCTCGTAGAGCAATATTCCAAGCTTAAACTGCCGTTTACCTACGGCGAGTTTTTTGCACTAGTGCAGGAGAAGATTAAGTTCCAGTTATCTCTGATCCGAAGCACGGACAAACTTGCCATGTTCTTCAATGCTGTCAACAACATGATCGACACAAAACAGGTGCTCGTTGGCCGAGAGATGCTCATCGAGCAGCCTAAGAGCGTTACAGGAAAGGATTCTCACGGAGACAAGAAAACGTTCGCTTTCGAGCCTGGTACGCATATTCTGTTCCTCCGTCTCAGTAGCGTTTACTCCATCTATGACAGAAGTGGGTATAACAGCGAGAATACGACATTATCTACCCTTGAGCAGAATCTTCGCTCACATCCATCATATGTTGGAACCGTACCATCTAGACGTTTCGCCTGGGAGGAGACTGTCGAGGTTGCCAAACAGGACGACCAGGAAACGATGGTGAGAGTGCGCAAGGAGCGTTCTACATCTACGAGTGCTATTATCATCGATTACGACAAGTTTATGGAGATGTACAATATCGACTTCAGACGAGATGGCACATCATCTGATAAGGCAGCACAGAGTGCAGCAGAACCCCAAAAAGGAGCTGATACAGATGCCAAGCAATCCAGACCAGGTTCCCTTCCGTTTGACGAGACAGATGCAGGCAAGAATGGTGATTTACCGTTCTGATAAGAGTCGAGATGATGCCTTATGTTAGGTATACAATACCCTAATTTAACGATACAAAGATACAAAAAATATTCGAGAAAACCAAAGATTTTCCGCATAAAATTGAGTTGAATTTTGCATATTTTTACCCACGTAAACCCGGGAGGGTGAGCGTGGGTATTTCTTTACATATACGTGTGTCTCAGATGCGAAAAATCCCCCGTACCCCCTAAAATTTCAAAAATAACCGGGAAAACGAAGTTTTGAAAAACATTTTCAGAAAAATGCCTTCCTACAATCCTACAATCCTACAAATGTATTTCTTTTCAAACTATTAATATTATCTATTTATCTTATTATCAGTATGTTATGTGTGTTTTTGTGTTTTTGCTGTTTTGTAGGAAATGTTGTAGGATTGTAGGACGTTGTAGGAAATAGGAATTTTTTACATTTTGGCGCTTTTGGAGATTTCATCCTACAGAATACCCCATTTTGTAGGATTGTAGGACGTGTAGGAAACAAAAAAATGAGTGTGTAGGACAAAAATATGTTTGATAATATTTGCGTAACTCGCTGAAATTTAGTATCTTTGCATTCGTAAGTCTATAATTTGTAGGATTGTAGGACGGTAGGAAGCAAAAATAAGCATAAACGATATGGAAAGAAAAAAACGTCTCTTGAAACGAACAGCATCTGTCAGAATAGAGCCCTATCTGGCAGAGTATATTCAGAAAAAGCTAGAAATTGAGCCAGAAACAGGCGGAGTAAAAATACCATACACCACAGATCTCTATCATGTGGTGTGGAATTGTATGGCCAAGCCAGACTCTCATCATGACGTCATGCAAGACTGTAATCTCAAGATATATCTGCCTTCACGGCGCTCAAAGATGGATGGACATCCTGGTAAGGATCCGGCTTATTTCAATTATCTTTCCAGTAATGCGGCGAAAAAAATAGAAGAGCATATTCGACTTCTCTTCAATTTTGAGTTTCACCGGCTCATGATTGAGAATGAAGAGCTGGGCAGGCCGTTACGGAACCAGGATGTGGTAGACAATTTCATCAGGAGATACTCTCTGAGGTCTATATCGCCCGATGCGCTCCTGAAGAACTTTTATCGCTATCGCCAGCGGCTTTTTCCGAAAACACCCAGAAAATACCAAAAAAAACGGGGTATTTAATTATTTTTAATACATACCGAGTGCAAATTTCTGTCACTCAAAAATTAGCAATAATCACTCTAAAATTTAACATTATGAAAGAGTTTTCCTGTCTTTTAATGATTTCCTCTCTTGGAGGCAAAGAAAGAAACATCATCCTCGGCACCGATCCGTTCACATTCGAACCTTCGATGACAGAGGAAAATGGAGGTGTGTACTGGGATTGTAGTAAGACATTTATTGTCGATGTAGCGGAGGACGAGAGCATTTTTAACGAGCTAAAGGTTCCTCGCAGCGCTATCGTCACGCTCGCAAGTGTTGGACTTCCTGGTGCACGTACGTATGATATAGGTACAGAAACAATACCGGCAAAGGTTCAGCTCGTCAGACATCTGAATAAGACGAAGCTTATTGTAAAATGTAAAATGCTTGCGAACCCATTGTTTTAAGGTCTTTTATATACCTATTATATATATGTACCTTTGTGGAAAACTTAATTAAGATGGACGAAATACAGACCCTTCTGCTATCTACCCTGCCCCTATGGATTACTGAGGATGCCTACCGTCAGCTGATGGTAGCTGCATTCCCATTGAATGGTACGGTGGTAAGCTTCGAACAGAAAAAAGCCGAACAGGCGATGAGTATTCCTGAGATTCGGGAATATCTCAAGACTCATACATATTATCAGTACGAGACGCATGAAGCGCTGTTAGCGATATCTGCCAAGGTATCGCAGAGAGATGAAACGAAAAGTGCACAACTCACGGATGAATACGATTCGCCATCTCTGGATGATGGTACAATCGCATATCATCGTGTATTCGGAGTTGTGACAGCAAACAGCTACTGGTATTTCTCTTCTAAACAGCTGGAACAGGATATTATTGCTGCTGAGAATAACCCTCAGATATCCGCTCATCTCCTTCATATTAATTCTCCTGGAGGAGAGGCATGGTACATGGACCGTTTGAGCGAGACTCTGCGAAGCGCCAAGAAACCTATCATTGCCATCTATGAAGAGTACTGCGCATCCGCAGCCTATTATATTGGCTGTCACGGGCAGAAACTCTACGCTACTACCAATCATGACTTCGTTGGATGCATCGGTACTATGTGTTCCTTCTGGAATTTTGAGCCATACTTCGAGAAGTTGGGGCTGAAGAAAATTGTAGCGAAGGCTACCAATTCTAGCCGGAAGAATAAGATATTTGAGGACCTGAAGGACGGTAAGTCTGAAGACTATGTTAAGAATGTTCTTGATCCGATGAATGAACAGTTCCTGGAAGAAGTGAGATCTCAGCGTTCCAAACTGGCAGAACTGGATGATGATGCTCCGGTACTTCAGGGCGAGAGCCTGTATACTACTCCAGCCGAAGAAGTCGGTCTCATCGATGGTAAGCGCACCTTGCTGGAGGCGATTGCGGAGGTGGCGCAACTGGGGGAGGCCTATATGGGGACGCAAAGCCTTTACGGATTTAGCTAATATATTATTTTTGTTTGATCTAAGTTGTTTTAATATTTAAATGATTGATTTATGAATTTCAAAGCAAAGTTAAACAAAGTTCTCGAGAAACTTGGTTTCGTCAAGAAATTCGAGAACAAGAGTCTTACTGCGGAAGAGTACAAGACTCTTTGCGAGGAATACCAGAAAGAGTACCAGAGTACTCTCATGGATGACCTCGCTGCGGAGAATAGTGCAGCCGAGCAGGCTGAGCATCAGAAGCAGATCAATGAGCTCTATGCCATCGTGTCTAAAGCTAACAAGTCAAAGGATGATGATCCTGACGACGATGAAGGCGATGACGATGATGATGCAGGAAAGAAGAACGAGAACAGCCAGAATGTATCGTTCGAGAAACTCTCTACAGCTGTCAACACTCTCGCCGAGAATATGAAGAAGATGGCTAATAGTACAGCAGATGATAAACCTGCTGCTCATGTTACTGCTCCTTCTATTCCTATTAACGGTTTCGAAACTAACGCTAACTACCTTTTCGGTATTGAGCATTCTATGTTCGATATGAAAAAGCGCTGGAACCGCATTGTCGCTAATCCTGAGATAGCTTTAGCATCTATGCCAAACGAGGAGACAGACGGCAAGGCATTCCGTACCGAAGCGATGGCGTTCGCGAGATCACTCCAGGAACGCTACAAGTATCACCAGGTACGAAATGAGCTCGGTAACGTCAAAGCTCTCGCTTCCGGCCAGTTTGCTACCAATTACTCAGGCGTGGATAATGCAGGACTGGGTGACCAGTTCGTCATCCTTCGCCAGGATGCGCTTATTGCCCGAATTCTTGAGCTTCGTAATCTTACAGAGTTCTTCCCTGTTCGCTATGGTGTCCAGGATCGCGATATTCTCTTCAACGCATTCTTCGATGAGGTATCTCAGGGCTATCAGGAAGGTGAGATCTACAAGGGTGGCATGCAGCTCGAAAACGAGATGGGCTATGTTGATGATGCGATGATTAAGGTTAAGTTCGGCCCAATGAAGGAACTTGAGCGCAAGTATATCGCTTATCTCAACAAGGAAGGCTCTGATCCTATCAAGTGGTCTATGGTTGAATTCTGCCTTCTCAACCTTCTGAAGAAGGCTCAGGACGAGCAGAACCAGCGTCGTATGCGTGGTATTTATGTAAAGCCAGAGGCTGGCCAGGCGTCTAGCTACCTCAATGCAGGTACAGGTATCTGGTACACCTTGCTCCGCTACATCCACGACTACAGCATCAAGCCATTTGCCAATAAGAGCTACAATACTTATACTTCAGCTAATATGCTGGATGCGGTTAAGGAGTTCATTACCGACGTTAAGACTCACCTCTCTGAGGGCATGACCATCGATAACCATGTTCTCTATCTCAACGAGAATCATATTGACTGGTGGCTTGCAAACTGCCGCGAGGCTTATGGTAAGGATCAGGACTTTACCGGTCCTAACGGCTACAAGAACCGCGTCCCAGACTCTACCATTCAGATTAAGTGGCTCCCATACGAGGGCAAGTCTTGCTGGATGTTTATGGATGTTCCTGGCAATATTCAGTTCGTAGAGAACCTCCCTGGCGAAATGTTCGCTGTGAAGATGGAGGAGCAGATGGAGATGGTTCGTGCCTGGAGTACATGGAAAGAAGGTTGTGGCGCAGCCTTTACCGGTCGCAAGTTCGACAATAAGGCTGCCATGGATGCCAACGATTACGAATTCCAACAGATATTTACCAACCTCCCTGCAACTGTCATCGGCGCAGAAATTAACGGTGCAAACGGCTTCTGGCAGATTACAGATGCTACTACTACAGCAACCGCTATCGAGGATATCACGAATGCGAAGGCTGGCGTAGCTTACTGCATCGAGATAGGTGAGGATGATACTGAACATCAGCTTACCATCGCCAAGAGCGGCAAGTTTGCAAACATTACCGCAGAATGGACTCCTAGCCAGGCTGGCGACTACATCATGGTTATTCTCGGTAAGGAAGAGAAGTTCCGTGAGCTCGAACGTCGCGTAGGTGGCAAGCGAACCATTAACAAGGCTGTTCAGCCTAATGTTCCTGGCGGCCGCTAGTCCTTATTATATATATATTGTTAACTCGTAGGTGGGGTACGGCGTACCTCGCCTACATTTTCAGAAAAAATTATGAAGAAAAACAATATTCCAGTACGATCTCGTACTTATAACCCTAACAAGGGTTATCATTATGCCCAGCATAAGGGCCGTCTTCTCTTCATGACGCTCATTATGCTGCTCGGCATCGTTTCGCTTCTGCAGATGTTAGCTGATCCTACGTCTACCTTCGGTATATGTGGCACAGGAGTCTCTATGGCTTCGTTCGTTGCGCTGACATCTATCGAAGATGTGACAGACCGAGATACGCATGGTTCTGCTATCGCTTACCAGGTAGTATTGGTTCCTACGACTTTGATTGATCTGTCGAAGGCCTTCCCTCAGCCGGATAAAGACCGCATGGTCAAGGCAATGCCGTTTAAGACGGCTGCCGCCGACACCCTGAAGGCATATCTCTTCGATGCGCACGATATTCCTACATTTACGGCTACGACAGAGAAGGGAGATATCACGACATCTGGCGAGAATAACCTGGTAATCATCATGGGTGGTACTCGCGTGGATCTCTATAACTTCATTGAGCAGTATGCTGGTGGTAAGTTTATTATTCTTTATAAGCATGTAAAGGATACACAATGGTATATCGTCGGCGAACCTGAGCGCCCTATGATTCTCAATAATACAGAAACTAAGGATGACAAGGATGGCCGATATACAACCTTCACCTTCAAGCGCACATCTGTAGACCTTCCTTGTCTGTATGCTGAGGATCCTCTTGGTGTGACAGCTGCCGAGGCTGCCGCTCATTCAGATACGGCTCCTGGCACAAAGCAGAATACGGCTTCAGGTTCTTCAACCGGTAAGGCAGTTTCTTAATGTTTTCATTTTATTTAATTATTGGTTAGTTTTAAAGGTGTGTCGCCACAAAAAGGTGGCGCACCTTTTATAATATATATAAGGTATGATTAGTAGAAGAGAAAAATTGCAATTATTCAATAAGCTTAGAGGAGTCGGACACGCTGAAGCCGACCTTGCTCTCCTGGAGGATGTAAACCCTCGCCATCCTAAACTTACTCGTTTCGCCCGTGACCCTAAACGTTATGCAGATGAAATACTCTACGCCCTTTTGGATGAGTGTGATGAAGGAGATATCGTAGATCATCGAATCTATTTCGAGAAATTAAACGATACTTCAGTCGAAGGAGAACAGGGACCGGAAGATGGCTCAAGTGATACTTCAGTCGAAGGAGAACAGGGACCGGAAGATGGCTCAAGTGATACTTCAGTCGAAGGAGAACAGGGACCGGAAGATGGCTCAAGTGATACTTCAGTCGAAGGAGAACAGGGACCGGAAGATGGTTCGAGTGATGCTTCAACTGAAGAGGAGCAGGAACCTGCAGATGGTTCAAGTAACACTTCAGCTGAAGAAGAGCAGGAACCTGCAGATGGTTCAAGTAATACTTCAACCGAAGAAGAGACTTCTGAAGGTGAAAGTCAGCAGGAATCAGAACAGCCTGATTCTGCCGACCCTGGCGAGGACTCAAAAAAAAAGTAGTCCAGAAAGAAGAGGAATATCCTAACATCGACTGGGATAACCTCTATAATGAGGACGTACAGATGGCGACCGTCATTTATAACGACCGCATCAACACATGGCGCAAGATGAAGAAACTCGACGAACTCCTGGACAAGAAACCAAAGGCGAACGATGTGGTTGCCATGGCAGAACTCCGCATCCGCAACCTTCAGGCATTCGATGAGCTGAAGGCTTACAACGATACCGGAAAGTTTCTATACAAGCATCCATTACTGAAGGGCAAGTCTGAATTCGATGAACTCGTGAAGCTCTTTAAGAAGGATCCCGCAGAGTTTCTTCACAAGCACAAGAACGTGCTCGATAATATCAAGCGCTATAAGAGCTACATTAAAAGAGATGATCGCAAGGACAAACGTGCCAGCGACCGTGATAACCTCCAGCGACATCAGGAACGTGAACGTATGTTCAAGATGGTGATGGAGCAGTATAGTGACAAATCAGACAAATCAGATAGATAAGATGGATAAGACGGAATTACGGAAGATTGCAGAAACCTGCGTCTCGATGGTGAAGAACGGAGGTGTACTAGAGCAGGCTCAACTCAAGGCAGACGAGAAGATAGCCGAGTTGGCAGCAAACGGCGACCTCGATGCCATCAAACTACTGAATGAGCGGATGCAGGACCGCGAAGAACTTAAACTGAGGAAGGAGTTGTTTGGCGTATGAAAAGTGAGATAGAAAAACTGGAGAGCGTTCATCCAGACCTCATTACCACCTTTCTGACTACAGGTGAGGGCAAAGGCATTCCAGAGGATGTGCAGACCTTTCTGAAGCAGCTGCAATGGGCAGTCGAAATCTACGAGTACGAACGTAACATTACCCGTGGCGCCCGCAAACTCAAACAGCGTATTGCTTCGCAGCAGAAGATATCCCTCGATGTGCGCACCTGTATGACTCGTATCAATCAGGCAATATCTTACTTTAATGTAGATTGCAATGTGGCCATAAAGGTCTGGGAAAATGATTTTGCAAACAAGTACGAGGACCTTGCCAAGCTCTGTTCTGCCAAGCGCGACTATAAAATGCAGAAAGCCTGTATGGATCAAGCCCTGGAATGCCGCAGACGTGCGTCCGAACAGGCAGAGGCAGATAGAGATCTCGGAGTTGTGTTCCTCATTACTCCAGAGGTTACCCCAGAAGAACTAGGTTTTCAGAAAAAGAACCTCAAGGAAATTGCTGGCAAGTACAACCGCGGTTTTTACATATCTCTCATCGATGGTTTGCCTATCGAGAGTTCAGAAAAGAAACGATTGCTTCGTGATGCTGATATTCAGGAAGCGGAAATAGTGGAGGATTTGAGCGATGAGCCAACTGATTTTGAATGATAATACCCTCGGTGAATTCGAGCATTACTACATGAACAACATGCAGCTGCTTGCCAACATCATCGACCCCAACATGCTTTTTGCCGAGGTTGCCCGTGCCGGAGGTAAGACCGAAGGTGTGACAGGTCCTCGTCTGATACGTGTTGCCAACGATATGCCGGGAGAATTATCTTTCCTGGTGCACAAGACGTATGTGGCTCTGATGACCAACGTCTGGCCAAACATACAGGCATACTTCTCGCGTCAGGTAGTAGTGAACGGACAACAGAGATCCATGCTGGAATATGGTATTGATTACGTAGTAGGAGAGAGCACGCTGCCTTCCCACTTCCGGAAACCCCGATATCCGATAGCCTATGCTAAGCATAGCGTGATATTCCGAAATGGCGCTCACCTTCAGCTCGTATCAAGCGACCAGCCGGAATCCGTTGCCGGTAGAAATGCCGTGCACGCTTTCGTTGAAGAAATGAAGCATAATAGTGGAGAAAAACTCAAAACCCGCCTGTTCCCGTCTTTACGTGGAGGTCCAGCCAATGTGCGCTGTTCTGCTTATTATGAGGGTGTTACGGGTGTGAGTGATACGGCTCGCGTCGACCTTGGCGAAGATGACTGGTTTGAGGATTATGAAAAGAAGGTGAACCCGAAACTTATTGAGGAGATTGCAACCGTCGCCCTGGAAGTTAACAGAAGTCTCTACCGCCTGTTCGTACTCAAGCAACAGGAGCGGGACTCAAAAGACCCTGTTCTCCTGGAGAAGATGCGCCTTGAGTCTGTTAAGCTTAATGCCTTCGTGGCGAGATGGAAACCTCGTCTGGCAGATATGAGGCGTAATGCGATCTACTATATCCGCGCATCCTCTTTCTGTAATAAGGATATCCTGGGACCGAAGTTCTTCAAGACTCAGTTGGACACTCTTGATACGGACGAGTTTCTCACGGCTATCTGCGCCATCCGCCACAAGGAGGTAACCAATAAGTTCTTTATCAACTACGACCACGCAAAGCATCAGTTCAAGGATAGCTATAAGTATGAGTCCATTCTTCGCCTGAATCTGAAGGATAGGTTTATCCTTACGGCAGAGTATCTTCTGCACTACGACCCCAATGAACCGCTCTACATGGGATATGACCCTGGTAACTTCCAGTCGCTCATCGTTGCCCAGAAGAAAGATTACGGTAGGCGTCTCGACATTATCAAGGAGTTCTTTGCCTTCTTGCCTAAGGATTACAACGACCTCGTGGCAGAGGTGCACCAGTTCTTCGGATCAGCAGCCGTCAACAAGACGATTTATCTCTATCCAGACCGTGCCGGCAATAAGCGCAGGGAGGAACGGGAACAGATAACTACCGACTCACTCAATCTGAAGGCTGCCATGGAGTCGTATGGCTTCATGGTGATACTCTATAACGAAGATGCGCCAACGATATACCATTGGCAGCAGTTCAAGCTCTGTCAGATGCTCTTTGGTGAACGCAGTCCGCTTCTGCCTGTCATCCGTATCGATGAGAATGAGTGCAAGAACCTCTGCTCTGCAATCATGATATCCCCTCTGAAGAAAACGGACGGAAAGATAGAACTTGATAAGAGTTCGGAGAAGAAACAGCAACTGAAGAACCAGGCAGGACTCACCACGCAGCTGCCTTCTGCGATGATTTACCTACTTTACGGCCTTTATTCTGATGCCGTGAAGGCGGAATTAAGTACATATCCTACCGATTTACCGGACAATTTCGAGATATAAACGCAGTATAATGCTGCATTTCTGCAGTAATAATTTTCACGGGCGTATCAATAATTTACGGAAAATGAAAGGGTATAAATGCTAAAATGCTGATAATCAGCCCAAGCAGACCGGCTGGGAGAAAAACTCCCAAAAACACCTCACCCAAACGAGCACGCACCGCTGGGAAAGGAAAGAGAGGTGCAGGCCTTATGTTTCTCGGAAATATGACGGGGAACAGGTGCAGCCGGTCTTTTGCAGGGCAATAATTTTTCACTATCTTCGCATCATTATGAGCAAGACAAGCAAGAACATCATCATGGATGGCGTAACGGCACTCCAGTGGGCCAGAGAGATCAGTAAGCTGCCCGATGGGGAGTTCACCCTGGTTTTCTTTCCTTACTCAAGGTCGAGAGGCGAGGCGAGCGCAAAGCTGCAGGTGCGCCGGCATTGTAAGTATCGAACCCAGTTGCCGAAGGAACGTTTCGCCATCGATGGAGAGAACTACCTTCTCTATACAGACGAAGATGGAGAGCCAAAGATGTGTTACCGGATACTCATCAGGTACATGGGCTTCCCTCAAGACGGATTTAAACTTCACAAAATAAATTGGTTATGAAAGAATACGAAATAGACATGTATGGCAACGCCGGCATCTACCTTGCCGATGGCAATACCTTCACCTTCCAGCTAGGTGAAGGCGACTCCATCTTTGGTGCAGACCAGCTCTTCCAGTCGCCACTCCTGGAGTCTCCATTCGGTGGTACGCTCTGGATGCAGCAGCATCACTATCTGGGCATACAGGGATATCAGGTGTTGATGCGTGGCTACAACAACCAGCAATGTGACGAAGTGACCAAGGAGATTAAGGAGAACCGACTGCTCCCTCGTCTCTATTCTAAGGAGATTAAAATGCTCTATGGTCACGGACTCGCCGTGTACAAGCAGACTATTGAAGACGGCAAGCTGGTACGCAAGTACGAGGAACAGCCTGAAGTAATGGAATGGCTCGACTCCTGGAGCTCACGCGGCATCCCTTCAGTCGAGGAGTTCTGCAAGACATGCATCAAAAACTTCTATTACTTTGGCGACTTCTTCGTGAAGTGGCGCTTCACCCGAGGCAAGATGATAGGTATGGGTAAGCCGGTGGCTGCGCTTGAAGCGATGGAGAACCGTTACTGCAGATTGGCAACTACCCGCCGGGATGTGGCTTCAGAATTGATTTCGTACGGAGACTTTAAGCAGGTTGTAGTAGGGCGATTCGCCTATGGCTTATCGAGTTACTCGGTTTATCCGAAGTTCAGCTTTAACGAAGTTGGCAACTATAAATATGCTGCGATCTCTCATCACAGAGAGAAATCAGTAGACGAATTCTATGGAGCCAACGAGACGCATCAGGGAGCTCGCCCGTACATCCAAGGTAGCAACAAGACAGCCCGATACATTAATAGTTTTCTGAAAAACTCGCTTGCTGCGAAGGTGCATGTCATTATTCCTAATGCCTGGATCCAGAGCAAGCGCACCCAGATGACCAAGCTCTGCGAGGAGAACAAGCGACGCAAGGCAAAGGGCATGGAGTTACTGAAGTATAACGGTATCGATATCGGTACAGACTTCAAGGAGTCGTGCATGGTCCGGTATGTTCGTGACGAGGTACGCAAGTTCAGCTCCTATCTGTCAGGTGCAGACAACCAGGGCAAAGGTTTCTCTTCCATCTCCTTCATGGACGCACAGGGGCACGAACAGGCGTGGAAGGTGGAGACCATTGACCTCAAGTATAAGGAGTATATCGAGGCGCTCATCTCCTACGACAAGCGTACCGAGCAAGCCCTGCTGTCTTCGGTAGGTCTCGATGCAGCCATATCTGCAGTAGACAAAGATGGCGTCATCTCGAAGAGTGGAAGTGATACCTATTATAATTATCTCATCTACATCATGTCGCTCACCTCAGAGGACGAAGTCTGCGCAGAACCGCTCAACTGGGCGTTGCGCATGAACTTCCCGGAACTCTACAAGCAGGGCTGCAGGCTAGGGTTCTACCGCGAGGTTCCACAACGGCAGGAAGATATAACACCAGAGCAACGACTTAACCAGCAACAGGCATGAATAAGAAATTTCAACTCAATCAACTCTTCGCCAGTTATGCGCAGTTCTGCAACTGCGCACCTGGTGCAGATACAAGCGCCGACTTCGACAGCCTTCAGGGTTCTGCCGTAGCTGCACGCAAGCGTATTGTTGCCATCATCGGCAACAATACGTTCTCTGATATTGTGAGCATCGAGGAAGAAGAGAGTGGCATCAAGGATTTTCTCCGCGCTGCCATGGCGAACCTTACGCTAGCTACTCAGATTATCTTCGATGCCGTGAACCGCAGGAAGAACGATATTAATCTCTACAAGTACGAGATGGAAGGCATGAAGCGCTCCTATATGGAGAACTACTTTAATGCGATGGATTCGTTGATTTCTGAACTTACTGAAGAGATAAGTGCCGATGATCCTGCCGATATCCGTCTTGCCATGGAAGACTGGCGCAAGACCAATTACTACAAGATGCTCAGTAAGCTGAAGGTAGATACTGCCGATGAATTCGATGAAATTTATCCTATTGACCTCTCGTATCTCTTCTTTTTCCGTTGTGTTCCTCTTCAGAAAGAGGTGCTCGACGAAAGCATAGGCGCCTACTTCGACCGTCTTGAGCAGGGAGGAGAAGACCAGACGTTTGCTGAGTTTGCCCAAAAGGCGCTGCCTATGCTCAAGCGTGCCCTGGTAAAGAAGACCGTGGCGAAGGCTCTCAGGCGTTTCGATATCCTGGAGTTCCCTGCCACTATCCGCAACCTCTTCGATGATAACACCGCCACCCGCTCAGGCAGCGACGAGGCAAGCCGTGCGCTACAGCTCGCTACGCAGCTAGACGGGGAAGTGGAAGATCTGCTGCATAATGTGGATATGCTCCTCGATGCTCAGGAAGGGAACGATTTTCTTTCCTTCTCTGCCGAGAACCGTCCGGACGACAATATGTATTTAATGCCATAAGCTTATGAAAAAGACGATAACAGTAAGGGCAAACGGAATAGAGTATGAAATTCCGAACTCGTGGGAACTACTCACTTCTGACCAATATCTGAAGCTGGTGGAGCTGCTTTCTCTCATGGAGAGTGGGCAGTTTTCCCCAGGCGCCGTGAAATGTCTGTTCCTCTGCTACATGAAGGGATGGAACCTGAACAAGATTAAGCGCGATGAGCGAACTCTTGAGAACTTCATGTCTATAGCCAGTCAGCTCTCGTTCATCTTCCAGGAGAAAGATGATAAGTTCGTGCTCGATCTCTGTTTCTGCCGGCAGCAGTTGCCTATTGTCTTTATTGACAAGAAAGCCTATTATGGTTACGAGGTCAATACAGACTTCAAGTCGCTTACCTGTTCGCTCACGGCCCTTCAGTATATCGAGGCGCGCCAGCTGCTCGATATGGGCGAGGAAAGTCTTCCTCTGCTGGCTGCCATACTCTACTTCGACAAGGGAGTGTATTCCTCGGAAGAGGCGCAGAAACTCGCTCTGAAGTTCAAGAAACTGCCCGTCAATACTCTTCGGGCGATAGCTTTGAACTTTACTGCAGTAAATAATTTCCTTTTTTCGAAGACTGAATTTTCCCTGCTCACCAAGTTTATACCTAAGAAGGGCAGCAGTATTACTACCGATGCAACCGATGCGCTCTACGATCTCTCCAAAGATGGACTGGGTAATGCCCGCCAGGTAGAACAGCTGAATGTGCTTACCTATCTCCGCATTCTCAGGAAGAAGACCATCGATGGAGTAAAGAGCCTGAAGGCTACCGGTATGGAGTTGGCCAAGATAGCAGACGAGGTAGGGTTACCTCTGGAGATAGTTAAAAAGATTGTATAATTAAGGCAGGGAGACAACCTTTCTGCGACAAAAATATAAAAGCCTATGTTATTGGATTTATTCGAATATTTCGCCAAGTTTCCTGCTACTGCAGGAGTTACGAAGGGTATTGCCAACAAGGGCGAGAGCAGCATGGAAGAATATGCTACCGTGCTCAAGGCAATCAAGGAGATGCCCGAGAAAGAACTGGTTCCGGAGATAGAAAACTACGTTTACGGCCAGTCGTTCGACGAACTGAAGCAGCGCATCGATAAGCTTACCGGTTCCTTCCTGTTCGTAGATTACGGAGAAGTGGATATGCAGAGCGATGGGCGCCGGAGTTTCCAATGCACCCAGCGCATAGCCGTGACTGTAGCGATGAAGTTATCTGCTCATGCCGATATGCTCGAACGGGTCATAGCCAACGACCGCACCCTTCAGATGCTTTCGAAGGTTCATGCCCGTATCATGGCAGATGTGGAGACAGAAGGACTCTACTGGATGGACCGGGAGAGTATTACTACCTGCGAGATTATTCCGTTCGTATCTGCAGAACTCCAGAGCTACGGCTGGACCCTCATGCTATCTGCCACAGGTGCAGATATCCTCGATGTTCACCGGATGTCGAGAGAGATGGCACGCTAGCGTCCTTTGCAGTTCCGGAATATTTGCGTAATTTTGCAATATCAAAAACATAAGGCCGAAATGTTATGAAACAATATAAACGAAATATACCGATGATAGCAATCACCTCGCTCCCTCTGACAGCTGTGTCGGAAGGGTTCCAGTATGTGTATCAGGACTGGGAATTCGCCAAGTGGATAGCGATAGCCGTCTTTATAGATACCTTCCTGGGTGTATGGAAACACCTTATCCACAAGGATGCGTCCAGCGAATCCTTCTTCTCCAGGTTCACGAAGAAGATTGTAATCTACATCTTCCTGATGGTCCTGAGCAATTTTGCAAGTCATGCCACCGTAGAGGGCTCTACTGTTGGCCCGATGCAATGGATAGGAACCTATATCTGCGTGTTTATGATGGTACGCGAGGTGTTCTCCATTATCGAGAATATACAGGCTATATACCCGATATTTCCGAGGAACTTCGTAAAGCGCATGAAGGACTTCAACGACAAGGGAGACTACATCGGCGGCGGGCCTATCAACTTTTCGGAAAAAGATGCGCCCGATGATGCATCATAGGTATACATTATTATAATATATATAAAGGTATGGCAAGTAAAACTCAATTAGCCTTCGCCCGCCAGGTGTATGCTGCGGCCGTGGAGGCAAAAACGGAAATTGATCCTGCCTTCGTTACTGCCCAGGCGATGCTTGAGACAGGATGGGGCTCCAGGGTTATCGGTAAGGCTAACCTCTTCGGTATTACCAAGGGCAGCCAGTGGGACGGAGATATCGTCATGGTGAAGACTCACGAATACTTCAAGACTCCTAAACAGAAGTTCAAGGAGCCAGACCGCATCGTCTCCGTGTGCAAGGTAGCAGGCAAAAATCTCTGGTATTATACCGTGATGCGTGCCTTCAAGGATTTCGATTCCGTAGGCGACTGCCTGAAGGAACATGAACGTCTCTTCCAGAAGTCGGGCTATAAAGACGCCTGGCCATACCGCAAGGATCCGTTCAGGTTTGCCCAGAAGATATGCGACGGGGTAGGGTGCAAGTACGCTACAGATCCTACGTACCTCACCACCATTACCTCGATTATCAAGACGATCCAACGGAAGTGTGTATAAGTTTTAAGTGTTTTGTTGTTATTTGTTGTAAGTCGTGAATAGGTTTATAGGTTTTATTAAGGTTATTTTTCTAGTGCTGATTCCGCTCGCCCTGGTTGTGGCATTCAAGGAGTGTCACGACCTCAGGGGCGAGTCGGAGCGCACTAAAGAGAATCAGGATATCCTCCTTCACAACGGCAGGGTAGAGATAGGACGGACGCAGTCAGGCAGGCCAAGAGCTTCCGTGCCAGCCATCACGTTGAAGACGTCTGACCTAAAGCGTAACCCCGACTCTCTCCTTGCCGTTAACAGGAAGGAACTCAAGATAAAGAACAGCCGGATCATGGCGGCAGCTACAACCTCTACCACCACCCAGGTAGACGTGAAGGCAGCTATCCGGCCGGTTCCTCACGATACATGCAGTCGAAGTCTTTCCGGTCTTTACCGACCGCCCGACGTCTCGCAGGTTTCCTGGAGCGATCCATGGATAACCCTGCGGGGCGATATCGAGGGCGACAGCATGCAGGTGCATATCGAGAGCCGCGATACTCTCCAGATGGTTGTTCATCGTGTGCCGAAGAAGTTCCTCTTCTTCCGCTATGGGACCAAGGGTGTGCGCATGGAGGTGGTAAGTCAGAACCCGCACTCCCGGCTCTCTTATCCCAGGATTATCATGTTTAAGAAATAGTTTAAGTGTTTATCATTTTTAGTTAGGCTGAATTTTATATTTTAGAGGTATCTTTTTTTATACTCATGATTATTAGTTACAGTTATGATCTTCTAACATTGCACAAGCGTGTGTTCTAATTCTCATATGGAAATCTATCGTTCTTGTTGTAGAGTACGGTTTTCCAAGTTTATAAAGTTATCAAAATTATCAGGAAGCCCCGGTGCGAGATGCATCGGGGCTTTTTCTTGCTGTTTTCTGAAAATAATTAGAAAAGCATGATGACCGTAGTCGTTGCACTCACTATTACCGAGGCGATGATTGCGGTCATCGCTCGTTTTACGTATCGGTTCCTTCTGTTAAGGCAGGCGCGGTTATACTCTGTGTCGTTATGAGTGCGCCTGATGGATGATATTACGAGATGATGCAGGTATTCATCGTTTGCCTTATCATCATCCTGCAATCCTTTGTTCATGGCCACGTCTACCAGGTCATCTCTCAGCATCGTGGCAGCATCATCTCCCAGCGCCATGAAGTCGTGTACCCACATCACCTTACAGAACAGGATAAGCAACGCCACTCCGGTTCCTACCCATAAAGGGAGGGTGATGGCCACCAGCATCAGGGTCATCTTTTCCGTGGCAAGGAAAGCCGTGAGGGCCATGAATACCGTCATAACGAAGCCTGCCAGCGTATAGTTGCGGTCTGTTGACTTGCGATACTGTTCCAGTATGCTACTGGCTCTCAGGTCTGCCCGTTCCAGCGCAAATCTGGCAAGCTCCATGCTGGCAAAGGATGCTGCCTTATTACTTATTATCTTTTCCATACCTTATATATATATATTAATAGGTGAAACATTTCTTTTCTGCAAAGATACACTTTTTCCCGCTCATTTTCTACCTTTTCATGAACAGAAAGCTTAAATATAATTAATACTACGATTTTTCGTACAAAATATTTGGCTACTACGAAAAATAGTAGTATCTTTGCATTGTCTTAAAATAAAACGATATGAAGAAGATTTTAGTAACAGAAAAAGAGGAAGAACTGATAGAAGCTATCAGAAATTTCCGGAAGTCATACCCTAGAGGTAACCCACAGTTATTATGGTACGCTCAGCAGCTGTTTGATGAGATGATTGAGCCACCAGAGTATTACAACAAGTATTAACAACAGCCTTCCCTTCGGGGAGGGCATTAAAAAGCATAAGATTATGGAAGTAACAATGAAGCAGGCTAAGGACAGCACAGTAAAGCAGCGCATACAGGATATCCAGATGACGGTATCATGGCGCGAGATAGCACACGCCTATTTCGGAAAATCGGCATCATGGCTTTATCATAAGCTCGATGGTATTGACGGAAATGGTGGTGTAGGCGGTTTCACCGAAGAGGAGAAGGTTATGCTCCGTGGAGCACTTTGCGATGTTTCCAATCGCTTGCGTGCGGCTGCGGACAGAATATAATGAGGCTGGGGTCATCGTTCCCCGTAAGACAGAAGTCGCCATAGCCTTGTGGCGCATCAGCCCCGGTGCAGCAGCGCATCGGGGCTTTTTCATACCCAAACGTTAAAAATGAGTTAAACATAAAAGAAAGTTTATGTTTTATTTGGTCATTAAAAGAATTTTATGTACCTTTGCATCGTGAATAGATAACTAGATGTTTAACAATTTAATTTTAAGCGTATGACACAAAAAGAGTTAGAGCAAGAAATTAAAAGAAAGGAAGACGAAATCAAGGCTCTTCTCGAACTGAAAGACTTGGTCTTCGATTACGAGAGACAGATTGATTTGAGACTCGCAGACCTTTCTAAGCTCTACAAGCAAAGAAAAAACTAAAAAGTCCTCCCCTAAGGGGGAGGTTCTTTAAACAATATAAATATAAGAATATGGAGAATATTAAAGAATTAATGGCAGAGTACATGGCATTGGCTGGCAAGCAGGATGCCAAGAGCAAAGAGCGCAGAGACGAGATTCATCGCTATCTCAGCGCAAATGCTACGGAGGAGGATAAGAAATATATTAGTGAGGTGGTTGTAGATAGAGTCGCAAACCTGAAGCTGGAGGTTGCCACTTTGCGTGAGCAGCTTGCAGAGGCAGATTATAAATTGCTTCCACTTCGATACATCGCACAGAAATACTTCGGTAAAAGCGCTGCATGGCTCTCTCAGCGTCTCAATGGCTCAGAGGTTCGTGGTCATGTTTATACGCTCAATTCCGAGCAGAAAGATATTTTCAATCGTGCCGTCCAGGAGATTGGACAACGCATTAGCTCTTTGCAGTTAGCATAGGGTTATCTATTCACACATCGTCCCCGACACGATTCCGTGCCGGGGACACCTTCTAAACGAAAAGAATCAAAGGAGATTTAGATGCTGGTATGTTGATAGATAGACCAGTTCTACAGTACGTTTAAAGAACAGTTCGGTCGGCTTCCATGCCGATTGTACTTCATGGAATTTAAAATTAAAAGATCGCTTTAGAAGCCCCTGGTGCGAGATGCATCGGGGGCTTTTTCGTTCCGATTGGTTCCGATTGATTCCGAATAATTCCCCAAACCCCTCATTTTTATGCTCTACAGCATATTTAAGTGTTAATTATTCTCATCGTGATAAAATTTCCCGATTTTTATTTGGCGGTTCCGGATTTTCTTCTTACCTTTGCCGACGGTTATAAGACGATAGTAAACTATCCGGCAAGGCGTCCGTTATCGCCTATGGCTTCTTGCCGCAGGCTTTTTTTTATGCCTAATCGGGAAAAATATTTTTCCTAACTGGGAAAATATATTTTCCTAACTGGGGAAATTAATTCTCGCAATAAATGGCGGCTGCATGAACCGTAAGATTTCATTTGTCCTTCCGGATAAGTCATCGTCTTATAACCAACGGGGAATGCAGCCGCCACCCTTTTGTACAATCGGCTGTTAATGGTTATAAGATGATGCAATATGCAGAATTCTATTTTATTAAGTGATGCTCAGGTGCGCCCTGCAGGCATCAGCGTAGAGGAGGGCATGAAGGCCCTCAAGTGTGAAATCAGGAAGCTCGCCAAGACCAAGAGCGAGACCTTCTCCTACCTTTGCGAGGAGACGGTTACGTATGGCGAAGTAGCTATGACCATGGCAGGTTTCTTCGCCTTCATGGCAGCAGCTGTATTAGGTGGCTTTCTTATGGGAGGGGAGGTGATGTAGTTATGGCTAAGATTGATATGCTTAAAGATGTAGCGGAACGTCTTGCCGAGTACAAGATGTTCTATCCCGACGCCACGATTACCCGTGTAGGTTTCGAGGATTGCAATTCTATCTCTCACAAAGATGGTCTGAAGCTGAGCGAACAGGTATGCCACATGACGCATAGCGGCCTGCTGCAGTTCGTGATATTCAAGAACAGGATGTATATCTTCAAGTCGAGAGAGTTTCTGAAGGTAGCAGTCGGCTTTAAGAAGGGAGCCAAGGTAAGGTTCCATGATCCCCGCACGCCCGATGACCACCACGAGAGCATAATGCTCGCAGACGGAATGCGCTATGATGGCGGTATTCCTTTTATCTGGACCGAGGATAGCGATGCCGACTGTTTCATGGAGTGCAACACCTTCGCGGTATACTGGCGCCCGATAGAAGAAATGAGTGAAAAATAGCCAAACATCACTCATATGTTTGTCCTTTGACGTAAAGCAAAGATTTCGTACCTTTGCAGCGTGAGAATTTTAACACAAACATTCATGGAACAAACAAGACAAGAGTATTTAATCAGATACTTGGAATATCTATGCAGCGCCAACGTCACTTCACGAAAACTTGGCGAGAGCATGAAGTACGTCGCCCATTTCCTGGAACACGCCGAGAGTATCAGCCGCAAGGGATACCAGCAGTACCGGCTAAACTTCGCATCCGATATGGCTCTTACCCCAGGATACTCCGACTGCGTACTCGACTTCCTGACTTTTCTCGGTGTCGGCTACAACAGAAAGAAGAGACAGGTGAAGGCGCTGGAAAAGAAATCTGTGATTTCCGAGCGCAACAGGAACAAGCTCGATGCTTTTGCCAACTGGCTCTCCCAGGAGTTCGATCTCTCGCACAATACGCAGGGAAGCTACGTTATGGGCATGAAGCTCTTCTATCAGTATGCAGATGACTTCAACACAGAGAACGTGAAACGTTATCTCAAGACGATGGAAGACCAGGGCAAGAAGGCGAATACCATTAATCTCCGCATATCGGGATTTGAGAAGTTTGCCGAATTTGCCAAGAAGCCCATATCCGTCAAACGGCGCAAGCACAAGCGAACGTTGTCTGTGGAGAACGTGCCGACGGAGAAGGAATACGAGGCATTGCTGACCTATCTGAAGGCGAAGCCAAACAGAGACTATTACTTCTTTGTGAGGATACTCGCCACCACGGGCGCCCGACTGCATGAGTTTATGAAATTCACGTGGGAGGACATCGTCCATGGCGAAGTGGTGCTGAAAGGAAAGGGCAGCAAGTACCGCCGGTTCTTTTTCCAGAAGGAGCTGCAGCGCGAGGTGAAGGACTATGTTAAGGAGACCGGCAAGAAAGGGCTTATATGCCTGAACCGGCATGGACAGACGATGAGCCAGCGTGGCTTTTCGAAAAATCTCAAGGAATGGGGCAAGCATGTGGGCATCGACAGCAAGAAGATGCACGCCCACGCCTTCCGCCACTTCTTTGCCAAGATGTATCTGAAGAAGAACAAGGACATCGTACAGCTTGCCGACCTCCTGGGACACGGCAGCATAGATACTACAAGGATTTATTTGCAGAAAAGTTATGATGAGCAACAAAGAGACTTTAATAGAAATGTTACGTGGTAACGTAGCGAACGTTCATGCAACTTGTGATTCATTCAAGGATGTGAGCATCTACGATGATACAGGCCATGTAGATCTATCCTTCTTAGAGGTAATGCTGGAGTTACTCAAGGAAGTAAAATCTGCAGAGCTGTGTCTCACCCGAAAGCTTGCCTACCTGCTTGCTCCTGACTTCGCAGACGAAACCGAGGGCAAGTCTTCCGGCAAGCAGGACGGGAAGAAACTGTCAGCAGAGGAAGTCCTCAAGCAATGTACGTTCAAGGACAATATACTCTATCTGCCCAATGTGCAGCTGAGCAAGAAGACCTATGCCGACGTGAAGCTCTGGATAGAGGAAGCCGGCGGCAAGTGGACGGGCGGCAAGGTGCAGGGCTTCAGCTTCGACTTCGATGCCACCCGAGTGGCAGGCATACTGATGGAGGGCAAGCGGTGCAATCTGGCCAAGGACTTCCAGTTCTTTGCCACGCCACCCGAGGTTGCCGACTGGCTGGTATCGCTGGCAGGCGATTTCAGTCCCGACTGTAAGGTTCTGGAGCCTAGTGCAGGAACAGGAGCCATCATCGATGCCATCCACAGGGTGCAGCCGGACGTGGTAGTAGATTGCTACGAGCTGATGCCGGAGAATAAGGAGAAGCTTTCCAAGCTGGATCATATCCGCCTGCTAGGCGACGACTTCACCCAGGCAGAGCACCCTTCGGAGTATGACCTGATAATAGCCAACCCTCCCTTCTCGAAGAACCAGGACATCAGGCACGTGATGCAGATGTACCAAGATCTCAAGCCCGGCGGAACCGTGGCAGCCATTACTTCCAGGCATTGGCAGCAGGCTTCGGAAAAGGCATGCAAGGATTTCCGCGCATTCCTGGAAGAAGTTTCCGCCCAAGTTTACGAGATAGAGGAAGGCGCCTTCAAGAAGAGTGGTACGGGTGTGGGAACTATCGCTATCGTGATTAACAAGAAATGAGTGAAATGAGAACAATTAAGAACAAACATCGCAGGCGCACGCATCTGCTTGTTAATGTTGTACTGAGAACGTCCTGGTTTCAGTACACCGGCCGTCAGATGGGTCCGAATAAGACCGAGACAATGTGCTGGCTCGACTACAACCGCAGAGGCAGAATCCGCTGCTACAACGACAGGAAAAATGACCGCGCCATCATCGTCTGGCTCGACGGCAGGTATTACTCAGCTCCTAATACGCGGGGCATATACCTGGAGAGAATCAGCATGAACATGGCAGAGTATAAACGATTAAATTCACATTAAAAAATGAGTAACGAAAAAGATATCAAGACCGTATTAGACGGAGCAGTAGAAACTGCTAAAGAGATAATGACAACTGAGATATTCCATGCTCAGCTAGTAAAGAACACCGAGGCTATCAATAAGGAACGCGAGGAGTATGAGCATAAGCGCGCAGAACTTCAGCAGGACCTTGACGATCAGAAGACCTTCTGTTCGGTCTCTAACCGTAAGCTTCAGACAGAAAAGCTGGAATACAAGATACATGTCAACCGCCAACAGGAGATGTTTGAGAAGACTGAGTGCAACATCCGCGAAACCCTCAGCCAGGCGAACAAGGAATTCAACGAGAAGTATGCTAAACTGAAAAGCGAGCATTCTCTGAAAAACCTGCAGCTTCAGAACGAGCGCCACAAGATTTTCGAGGCTTACCGCAATTCTGGGGGGGCAAATCTTGCCGAAGACTCTCAGCAGATGTACCCCGAAGGATGGAGCCGACCAAGGCCTAAAGATGGAGGAGTAGAATAATGGGACAGAAGAAAAACGTTAGCACCCCGGATTCTGTAATCCGAGAATTCGGTGTTGAGATACCTGAGGAAATGAAGGCTATGGAGCATCCTCGGGAGGTAGCTAAAGATATGCTAGGCTGGACAGACGGTAACAGAGATAAGCGCGCCTACGTTCTGGTGGTGAATTCTGAGTGTGAGGATTCTGAAGCCGGAGCCGCATGTGTTGCCATGGGCGGAAATCTCTCGGTTATTGTCGGGGCTATGGTAGAAGCATACGGTAATGATCCGAAATTCAGAAAGGTTGTGCAGGCTCTGGTTCCAGAGCTCTGCGATGAATATGGAACAGAATTTTTAATGCAGGAAATCGGAAAACAATAGTAACAAATAATTTTTAAGCAGATTATGGAAAATCAGAATAAAAATGCTGCAGCTAAGGTTGCGGCCAACGTGGAGGAAGAAAGAAAGCACCCTATCTTTGAGGAGTGCGAAGTGATGGTTGCCGGCAAGCCGGCATGTGAATACATGCTCAGCATGAACGGCATGTACATCTCGGGCATTACCGATGAACAGCTCAAGGAGATGTATAAGAAGCTGGGCGAAGTGCTAGCGGTACGAAAAAAGTAGTTTTCTAGTCTATCATGTAATAAAGTGACAAATAATTTAATTTAGTCAATTCTCTAACTAAGGATGGCTGCCCGTGAGGGTGGCCATTTTTTCTGGAGCATAAATTTGGTTTTTCAGAAAAAGTGGTGTATCTTTGCACCCGAGAATTAGTAACACATTAAAATATACAGATTATGGGACTGATAACTTATATACAAGGCTACTCCGCCATTATTGCGGTAGTACTGATGCCTTTCCTGGTTAAGAGTAGAATTCCCGCCTACTGGGTACTCTACCTTCTATTCTGCACGATTCTTACACCCTTGATAGGGTATCCTCTATATCGGATCTGTATCCTCAAGAGGTAGGGTGCAGTCCTTTGCCCTTTGTCTGTCTGTTACTATATTTGCATTACTAATTAGTAATGTATAAAGAATATGGTAACAGACAGTCTTGTTAAAAAGAAATTCGTTCACGAGACTCTTCAGGAAGGCATCCTGAAGATATACTCCACCCAGGAGAACGTGGTGCGCAATCATTACAAGCGCCGTACCGGCCGATTGCTCACCACGCTTTCCGCTCACTCGTTCGACAGTCAGATTTCGGGCGAGAACCGCACCATCTTCGTGCGCATCCTTCCTTATCTCCGTTTTCTGGATATGCAGTACCGCCAGCGCAACGACCGCATCAGCAAGTTCAAGCGCAGGAATCTGGCACTCTATAACCGCGTAGTCTGGGGCGTATTGTATCACGAAACTTTCCCTAAGCTTCGCTATGGCTTCAACGATGAAGTACGGAACAGCATACGCCAGGAACTGGAAAATTCACTCAACCCACAAAAATCATAAGTTATGGCAAACAAACATTTAACGGAAGACGAAATCCGATATACCGTAGACGTGAAGACTGCCGATGCGCAGAAAGCCATCTACACCCTGGAGCAGCAGAGCAAGAAGCTGCGCTCAGAGAATAAGGCACGACTCAACCAGATGATCAGCCTGGAGGCAGCCGGAAGAAAAGAGTCGGAAGCCTACAGAAACCTGAAGAAGCAATATACCGAGACCAGCAAGGAGATCCGCACGCTTACCGACCGTATAGGCGAGCAGACAAGCAAAATCAATATCCTGGATATGAGCATGGTGCAGCTGAAGAAACAACAGAAAAGCCTGCAAAAGGAGATGGATAACACCGTGCAGTCGCTCAATCCGGAGGCTTATGGTGTACTGGAGCAGCGCCTGATGGACGTGAATGCCCGTATCTCTGAACTGAAACAGAATGCCAAGAGTTTTGGAGAGCTCGCATCAGATGATACCGTGAATGGTGTACTCCTGGGTAATCTTCTGACCAAGGGCGCAGAACTCTTCAGCGATAAGGTCCGGGAGTTTAAGGATTCCATCGCAGAGCTCATTAATGGCGGTCTTGAGATGGCAGAGCAGGCAGATGGTGTGACCAAGGCATTCAACGACCTGAACCAGGAAGGATTGCTTGACAACCTCCGCAAGGCAACCAAGGGAACCGTAAACGATGTTCAGCTGATGACGGCTGCCGTACAGGCTAACGATTTCCGCATTCCGCTGGAAGATCTGGGCAAGTACCTGGAGTTTGCCCAGCTGAAGGCGCAGCAGACGGGTCAGTCGGTAGACTACATGACCGACAGCATCGTGACCGGTCTCGGCCGCAAATCTCCTCTGATCCTCGATAACCTGGGTATCTCTGCAGCAGAAATCTCAGAGAAGACCAAGCAGACGGGCGACTTTATGAAGGCTGTGGCAGAGATTGTGGATACCCAGCTTGCCGAGGCAGGAGAGACCTATATCAGCGCAGCCGACCGGGCAGCCCGGAAGACGGTAGAACTGCAGAACGCCCAGAAGGCTCTGGGAGACGAAATCCTCCCGCTCAAGGAACAATGGGATGATGCCTATGCAGATATGCAGCTGAACACCATCAGTCTCATATCCTGGTGCGTAAAGCATCAGGGCGTGGTGAAGACGCTCGGTATTCTGCTCACAGCCTTCACGGTTGTAGCGATAGCCACCAGCAACGCCATCAAGACGAATATCGTTGTAACCAAGGGTGCAGCAGCAGCCCAGCAGGCATGGAACGTGATATGTGCTACCGGAACCGGACTCATGAAGCTGCTGCAGGCAGGTTTCTACCTGCTCACGGGCAGGGTAACGCTTGCCAAGAATGCCTGGACCGCCATGAACGCAACGATGAAGGCAAGCGTCTTCGGACTGATTGCTGCGGGAGTAACGGTTCTCTCCCTGAAGTTATGGGATATGCACAAAAAGCAGAAAGAGGCAGCAGCTTCGGCCAAGGAACTGGAAACCATGGAGCGAGACCTGAATGCCCAGGTGAACGAGCAGACCGCCAAGGTGAAGCAGCTCAACGAAACCATGCGCAACGAGAAAATCTCCATGGATCGCCGCAAGGAGGCTCTCGATGAACTCAAGAAGATAATTCCTGGTTATAATGGCATGCTCTCTGAAGAGGGCAGACTGACAAGGGACAACAAGGCCGCCATTGATGACTATCTCGTTTCCCTGGAGAAGGAGATGAAGCTGAAGGCATACAAGGATAAGCTTGTGGACCTGTATAAGCAGAAAAGCGACCTTGAGGACAGGAGAGACGAGCAGGATAAGACCTATCATGATGCAAAGACAGACAACATCCTTCATCCACAGAATAGTTTTATCAGAGGTGTATCCAAGTTCTTTGGCACAGATACGGAAACGAACGCCAAGAAGGCGCTTAACAATACCGAGCAGCAGATAGACCGCGTAAACGGAAAGATAGACGAACTGAACTCCAAGATTGCGGATATCGGTACTGTGACTCCTAAAAAAGGCAGAGGAAACGGAGGTGGTGGCGGAACGGGCGGTCACACCGGAGCAGGTGGTCATACCGGAACCACAAATACCACCTCCAAGCCTAATCCCGATGATATCGCATCGAAGAGATTTTCAGAAAACCGACAGGCAGATATCGATGCAGCCAACCAGGACTATCAGCAGGATGTGAACAACTGGGAAATGGCTCTCGCACAGAAAAAGGTGTCTCAAGAGAAGTACGATCTCGCCATGCAGGCTCTGAAGACCCAGCATACCGCCAACATCCTCGCCATCGAAACCTCGTATAGCGAGCAGTCGCAGAATATCGGAATTGCTGATGGCGCAAAGAAGAAAGCGCTCCAGGATAAACAGCAGGAGAACCTCCGGGCTGCAGAACAGGCTCATTTCGAGCAGCAGGTGGCAGTAGAACAGGCTTACCAGGATGCCCTGGCGAAGGTAATGGAGCAAGGAGAGATGCAGCAGGAACTGACCCTGGAACAGCAACGCGACCAGAAACTGGAAGTTCTGAGGGGATATTATCAGGCTGCGCTCAATATGGCCAAGCAGAACGGGGAAGATACTGCCCAGCTGGAGAAGGCATATAAGGATATACAGACTCAGATAGAGAAGGAGTATATTACGAAACAAAAAGAACTGCTTGACGAACAGGATGACAAGAAAAAACAAGCTAGGCAGGCTCTCGGTTTTGACCAGCAGAGCGAATACGACCGGCAACTGCAGCAACTGAAGCAGGCACTCGACAACCAGTATATTACTCAGGAGGAACATGAGCAGAGAGTGCAGCAACTGAAGAGAGAGTCCTTCATGAAGCAGGCTGAGTGCTATACAAACCTCTTCAGTAATGCCGTGACTTCGCTGCAGAATGCCGAGATGGCGAACGTGGATGCCAAGTATGATGCAGAGATCAAGGCTGCCGAGGGCAATACGGCACTCCAGGAGAAACTGGAGAAAAAGAAAGCCAACGAGAAACTGAAGATACAGAAAAAGTATGCTGACGTGAATTTCGCCATGCAGGTAGCTCAGATTATCTCGAATACTGCCACCTCTATCATGAAGGCATACAGCGAGATGGGTCCGATTGCCGGAAGTGTTGCTGCAGCCCTGATGGGTGTGACCGGTGCAGCCCAGCTGGCTGTAGCGAATGCTGAGCGCCAGAAGGTGAAGCGCATGACACTCAACGGAACCGCCAGCGGAACCAGTTCTGCCGGCTCCCGTGTGGCAAGCGGACGAGAGAGTGGTGGACGTATCGATGTAGAGCGCGAGCAGGATGGCAAACACTTCAACGCCGAGTATGCACCAGGTAAGCGCGGGTATGTAGATCATCCTACCGTTATCGTAGGCGAGGGACCTAGAGGCAGGAGCAAGGAGTGGGTGGCATCGAATGCAGCCCTGGAGAATCCGACCATCGCCCCGCTCATCAACCTGATGGATGCAGCACAGAGAGCCGGACAGATAAGAACCTTCGATATGAGCAAGTATCTGATGGCCATGCAGGGCAGGGCGCTGGGTGGAAGCATCGCCCGCCAGTCTGCCCGGACCAGTCAGGAAATCGCTCCGGGAGGGGCAGATTTTTACGTCGGGACGCAGGAATCTGCGCATCGTGATGCAGGAAACGCTACGTCGGGACGCAATAATGACGAGCTCCTGGAGCTGCTCAGAGAGCTTAGGAGAGACGGAATCCGCTCGTTCGTGTCACTCTCGGATCTGGATGCCAAACAGGAACTGAGAAACCAGGCGAGAAAGTTTGCTAAAAAATAAAATCTTCTGAACATGAAAATAACAAATCTGGATAAAGGAAAGGCCTACCAGCTCGGCGAAGGCGCCAAGCTGGAGGTAGAACGTACCAACCCGTTCTTCAACGATTACGGGGAAACGACCTCCCCGCTGGATATTCCGGCAAGCGATTACAACCGCATGATACTGAACTACCCCGATACCTTCGGAATGAGAGACAAGATGGTGGCTACGAACGTAAGCATCGAAGACGGCGAGTATTTCGCCCAATGCCGGCAGATTGTTCTCTCGGCACAGCACAAGGGAAACATCTCCTCTTCATTCTATATCAACGACGGTTCCTTCTACTCGAAGATACAGAATGTAAAGCTGAAGAGCATCTTCAAGGACGAGATGATACCGGGGTGCACAACCGTAGATGAGTGCATCAAGTTCTGCAGATCTCTCGTAGGAGGCGAGAACGAGAACTATGATATCTTCCCGGTTCTGCTTACCGACGATTCTGGCATGGATAAGGGATATACCTATAAGATACTGAACAAGCTGGGCATGAGAACTAAACTTCCTAATGCCAAGTACTGGAGATACAAGGAAGGTGGCGGCTACGAGTATGTGACTGCCCCGGAAGAACAAGGATTAGTTCTCTGCAACATGTGGTTCAATACCTTCTGGAACGCATATCCGGATACGGAATATGTAAACGAGATACCGATCAGCCTGGATAAGGGTTATTATATCTCCCCGTTCATCCGTGCCAACTACGTTCTCAAGCGTGTTTTTAAATACTTCGGTTATGACCTCAAGGAGAATTTCTTTACCAAGACGGAACCATTCAACAAGATGGTGTTGCTTAATAATGTGATAGACGTGATGGTGAACGGACATATCCGCATCGAGGATCTTCTTCCGGACGTGTCGGTATCAGATTTCCTCTCAGTTTTTCGGAAAAAGTTTCTTTGTGAGTTCGTGTCTGACGAGGGAACACATACTGCAGATATCATCTTCCTGAGAGATGCGGTAGATAGCGTTCCAGTTGCGGATCTCACCCGTCAGATGACCGAAGAGCCTACCTTATCTTATAAGACTGCATCCGATTACAAGCGCGTGGTCCTGCGTGCGAAACACCAGGTAGATAGCGATGCAGAAGACAGCTATGACAATATCAAGGATATGATAGCGAATAATTCTGGCGCCTACTTCAGCAACGAAGAAGGCTGTTTCTACAAGGACGGATTTTCCGGCAACTATAAGGTGAAAGCCAAAATAGGGGAGTGTTCCCAGAGTTATGATGCCGGCGAAGATGATATTGATACGCAAGACGTGGAGATACCGGAGATGATACCGGAAGTAAGAATGCTGCAGTATAAACAGGAAGCGGACGGAGAGACTATCACGAGAGATATGGGCAGATGGCTGTATATCGGAGATTACGCTACGCTCAACTCTTCGATGAAGGTGGCAACGGAAGACAACTCAGAAACCAGCGAAGATGCAGTCACAACTCCAGTCATGCTCGCCTTCCCATACATGGGAACCGATGATATGCCTTGCGGAACCGTGACGGCATACGATATTCATGTATCAGTTTCTGATAAATTTGGTACGCATCGGCCAGGAAATCCTACACCCCGGAAACTGTTCGGCTATTCCCTGGTATATAATGGCGAGGATGGCATCTTTGAGAAGTTTTACCGGCAGTATGATCTCCTGCTCAGAAATTCACTCCAGGAACTCAAGGTAAAACTGCTCCTCTCCCAGTCGCAGAAGCAGAACCTTCCTTCTTACGCAAAGGTTGTGATCAGAGGTGTGAGTTTCTTCTTCAACAAGCTGAAGTTTACCCTCGGAGGAAAGAGCGAACCAACGGAAAGCGAGCTCAGAACCATCGCTCTCACTACTCCTGTTAGCGAGGCGAAGAGGCTGGAAGCCATAATGCCGGCGATGAACTGCAAATATGAGTGGCTCGGATTCGAAGAGACGGTAGAGGTATCTGAGGGTGATTACTGGAATTCCGGAGATAACAGGGACCGCACATTCAAGATTATCTATCCTCCTCTCCCTTCAGCTGAGTACGTTGGCCAGAAGTATGGCCTGCAGAAATCATACGTAAGCCAGAAAACCCGACACGCAACGATGTTCCGTCACAGCAAATGGGTGTACCATTGCACGACTACCTGGTTGGAGTGTATCAAGGCGTAAAGGCTTTCAGTCCTTTGCCATGTACCTGTATTATCTTAATTTTGTGATAAAAATAAAACAAGATTAAGATGATACAGGTTTTATTATATCCAGATGCTCTGAGCATGGTAGGCTCCATGAATGCCTTCGAGATATACAGCAGCTCGAAGACAGATGTGGCTTTCGCCCTGCGGTATCAAGGCTCAAGCACAAACATCGTTCAGCATACCTATACGCCGAACGATAAGAACCGAATTACGTTATCCGTCAAGGATATCATCCTTCCTCTGCTCAGTTTTGAGGTGAAGGACAGTAGTGAACCTTATGTTCAGCCGCACATCATGAAATCCTTTGTAGCAACGGTTTACGAGGTTGGCAGCGAAGACAGCAAGAAGGAGATTTCCTTCTCTGTGATACGTGCTGGAGTAGACCGGCTGGCGGATTCGGCAGCAAATTTTCTGAAAACCAATTTCCTCACCTGGCAGCCGCAGAGGAAGGAGGTAACCTATTACTCTCCGGAATTTCTCACTTACTATGCAGCTGAAGCTAGCGAGGTGAAGTGTAAGGCATATATACCGAACGGACAGGGCTACGAAGAGAAGGTATTGACGCTGGCAAGCCTTGAGGCAGGAAAGGTATATACTGTTCCGGTACAATACGCCATCATCGCCAAACTGTTAGGCGATGGCATTCTGCCACATGTTTACGAAATCTGGGTAGAGCAGGCTGGAGATCGGGTTACCTACGTACAGCAATACTTTGCCGGTGGTATGAAGAGCGAGGAAGAAGAATGGTTCCTCTTCGAAAATTCGTTGGGAGGTGTAGACTGTTTCCGCGCTTACGGTAATAGCGAAAATACTGCAGAACATACCCACAACGTGGCGGAAATAGAGGAAGACTCTGAGGAATATCGCGTAGATACCACCCGCAAGTTTAAGAAGAATACCGGGTTCCTGGATAAGAAAGAGCGCCAATGGCTACTCGATTTCTTCCCGTCTCTGGGCAAGTATGTTTACCATGGTAGCGCTCTCAGGAAGATAACCGTTATCGAGAGCGATGTGAACTACGAGGCGAAGGAACTGCCTTCAGACTATACCTTCACCTACAAATATTCAGATGCCCGTCCGTACCTGAATATTTCGCGCTCGGAAGTAGGAAGCTTCAAGCAGCTGGATATCCAGCTGCCGGATCTGGGAAATTTTACTATCGCCCCGCGACTTGTTGAATGCCAAAGGCTGACGCTCAGTAGCGGGGCTCTCTTCCCGGTTCAGAACCCGTATTCAGAAGAGTGGGGAGTAACTACGCTGGCAGCTATCTCCACCCAGCTGGTAGGGCAACTGTCCAGTTCTTATACTGGCGGAGGTGGCGTTGGCCATAGTCATAAGAATATCGATGTGCTGGACGCCCTGTCGGAATTCAACGGATATATTACCTATCTCGACAAGAAAATCAAGGCAGGATATGCCGATGAAACCGATGATTTTTCTGAAAATGGCAAGGCTAGCAAGAAAATACTCCGCAAGGATATCGAAGATACGGCAAGCGCTCTGATCAAGTTTCTTTCAGGTGCACAGTTTGGTGGTTTTATTCCTGGAATACTTACAGGTTCGGGAGGACGTATTGATGAACGTGGAAACGCTGAGTTCGAGAGTATTACGTCTCGCAGTTCCATCATCGCCAAGGAGCTTATCGTTAACCGCCAGACGGCAATGGAGAGCAACTTTGTGTTTACCGAATCCGGACTGGTTGAATCTGTAGAAGAGAATGCTCCCGCTACTGAAGGCGACAATATTACCTATACTCTGCAGCTGCAGAAACGGTGGGAAGGCGATTTTACTGCCTTTAAGGAAAACGATGTTATCCTGGCATCTGTCAACGCTCTCGCTACTGGTGGCAAGTATTATGATATGTGGATGCGCGTACTATCTGTCAATACCGTCAAGAATAGCATCGAGGTAGTATGTTATCCGGATAATGAGGTGCCGAGTTGGAAGAATTATCCTCCTTGCGAGCTTGCCAGGCTGATCCGATGGGGTAATGCTACAGATGAAGACAGGCAGAGTTGCTGGTATATTTCATCTTCAGAAGGTTTACTCGTCTGGCTCGACCATGTTACTAAGCCTATCATCGACAAGTCAAACTATTCGCTCGCCATCGGCAAGCTTCCGGACGCGCTTCACTTCGTCTTCGCTAACTATCCTTTGGCCGACAAGCGCGATGGAGCCTTCTATGCTAAGTATCTGGCGGTTCAGAATATTATCCGTACAGATTACCAGGGCAACGTTAAGCAGGATGTTGTTGACCGCGGAAAATGGTCGCTCGATATCGCGAAGAGTGAGGAACCTTACAGGTGTATCGCTACTGAAGTACATGACGTATGGCACTACGGCTGCCGGTGGCGCTGCCTGGAAGACAAGACTCAGGCAGAGCCTAAATATGCAAGTACAGGCTGGGCGTTTGTTGAGGGCAATCCGGAATTCAAGGTCGAGATGACATCTGCTCAAGGATGGAGCTTTGATTGTGACGAAATATCTAAACTCAGCGATGAAGGCCAATATAACGTTTTTACCACGCTTTCGTTCGAAGCTACTCTCTATAACCGGTCGGTTAACAGCTATGTTGAAGCGAAAAGAGTTATATGGACCAGAGATACCGGTAATGTGCAGGAAGATAACGCCTGGGCTATCGAGCATGCTGATGCAGGCTTTGCCGTTCCGATTACCTGGAAGGATCTCGGAACCAACGCAGACGAGAGGTGGAGTTGCAAGTTTAAGGTCGAAGTGGAACTCCTGGAAGAAACGGTCCAGCCATCTCGCTCAAGAGTTGCCTATGCAGAATCTTCGATATTTGTGTAATCTTTAAATAATTTATTGATATGGTAATGATAATCGGTTCTAAAACCAGAAAGTTAAATGTAAAATACACTCCGCTGGACGCAATCTGCGAGATTGTTCCTTACGGAGGAGTTCCTGACCGGCAGGCATATAATAGTCGTGATGGAGGCTGGAGCCCTAACTATAAGACCGGCGCCCACCTCTGTCTCTTTCCCCATTGTAATGCCATCAATCCGAATTCGGAGACGGTAAAGGCTTATGTGAATGACGAGCTGACTTCTATCGCATGGTATGAGCTGGTATACAATTCAGCTTCGAAAAAGTACGTCCGTGGAACTCAGATTTCGACAGGAGATGACTATGAAATCATCGGAGACTCTTCCGACGGGCTGGTTAAGGGTATGCTTATCGTTAAGAGGAATTCGTCTGTTAATGATCCTATCAGACTGGAATTCGAAGCATCGTATACCAATCCGCTATCGAAACAGGTAATCCGGTATCTCGGGCAGAAGACCGTCTTCTGTGATGATACGGAACGGCCTATTCCGGTGCTTCATGTTACTCCTATGGTATCTGTATGGAATCCGCTTACCGATGCGAAGAACGTTACATTCGAGGCTATGCTGACGGACGGAAAAACAGATGTGACAAACAGCAAGAATACTCGTTTCTTCTGGTATCGCAAGACCAATATTTCCGGCGAAACCTATTCTCTGGAACTGATTACGGGTTCCGCAGATAAGGATATCGATGTGGTATCCCTCCCTACTAAGACGGCGGTAGTCGATGGTAAGGAAGTGGCGGTTTCAGGAAACAAGCTGACCATCGACCGAGACCTGATAGGCGATGCAGAATATTACGTATGCAAAGCTATGTACAGGGTTGGCGGATTGAAGTCGAGCGATTCCCTGGGCGATACAGATCCGAGCGAAGAGTTTGCTGCCTTGAGAAAAATGCCGGCATACGATCCGTCTTATTCTGGGGTTGGCAATACAGACGATGAGAATCTGTCGTACATCAATCCGACGGCTCATCTCTTTGTAAAGAACACGGAGATAAATAACATTGAGGAATTCTTTAAAATTCGGTGGCACGTAAAGAATCCTGGTGATACAGATTTTAAAGTCGTAGCGGAAGGCCTGAGTCCGAAGATACCATTCGTTAATGGCATGGCTATTAAAAATACGATGGAAGATCTGGGAGCGACTAAAATCTTCGTCGACGATGACGGCAATTATCTGGTTGATGAAGACGGGGCTATCATAGTAGGTAAGTAATTGTTTAATCTTTAATTTATAGAAGTATGATTTATTATATCAAGGTAACACCTGAGGTTGCAAAAAGATTCTGCAACCCGGTACTTAGAAACAGAACAAAGGATGGAAATATCCTGCTCTGGATGGGCGACTTGAACCAGGTTCCTGGTGATACGCTCAAGGAACGGGCCAACTATGTAGGAGGCGCGCTTCTGACAACCAATCAGGCTAACGATGAATACTGGGGTTATACTGAAGATCTTGCTGGGTGTTACACTCCAGACTATTTCGGAGGGCAGAAAGATAACGATACACCAGATTCTGAAGCTACAGACAAAGGTTTTGAAGAAACTTCTGAGGATGACGAAGCTGACGGTAACAATAAAGAAAAGGAGGCTTAATTATGGGAAATAAAGCGCAGGCGGTAGGTTCCGTAGAATACACTAAACAGGGTGGAACCTACTTTATTAAGATGGTAAGTGATTTCGGCGATATCCGTCAGAAATACGCATCATACGATGTTAACAATAACGCGGCATCAGGAATAGTACCGGATTTTACAAACCCGGTACAACAGCCTACTATTGAGGCTTACATAACGAACAGTAAGAAAGGTGCCGAGGTGTACCCGAATCATGCTAAGTGGACAGCCAATGGTGTCGAACTTACATTCGGGACAGACGGTATCTCTACACAGAATTTCTACGGAGAGACCGGACACTTCAAGTATATCGCTGCTGACGCGAAAAAGAAGACAAGAGCCGGACTCAAGATTCTCAAGAATCTTGTTGTTCCATTCAATGCGACTCCGGTACTTATCGAGTTCGTTGGAACCGTTGCTGACGGCAATAACTCTAAGAAGATACCAGGTTCTTACACCATTCCTGTCCTGGAGAGTACCTCGAATGGTATGATGGTTCGCATATCGGCAAGCAATGGAGGCATTCTTGACAAGGATCATGCAAGCATTAAACTGAAGGCAAACATCGATGATACCGGTGGAGCAATTATCAGTAGCCCGACCTATTCCTGGGAAGCAACAGGTGATTCCGGAGATTTCGAGGCTTTGGGCGTTGGGTATACTGGTAAGGAAATCACGGTAAATCTGACAGATGTAAGCAACGCGAGACTTTATAAGGTTACCGTAGCCGGCATCGGTTCAGACGTACAAAGAGTGGAGGACCATACGGACGAACTCAGAGTTGTTCCTAATCCAACACCGCCGGAGGAAGAAATCATAGAGGGTTCGAATGGTAATGTGACCTGGGCTCCAAAAATGTATCGCGGAGAAACCTTAATCAACTCGGGGGTTACGTTCGCTATGAAATTCTACAATCCGGCAGGTACTCCGATTAATGTCGCTACGCCATTCCGTATTACAGAGGATGAGGTGGCGCAGAATGGAGGTGCGAACTATGTTATAACAGGTTTAATTCAGTAATAATGAATCATGATAGAAATAGCATCATGTGTAGGCACGGTTAAATATATCAGAAGAGGTATCAGCGCAATTTCTTACGAGATTGCGCTAGATACTAATTCTGTCACAGCGGATGGCAACACGGGTAAATTTCTGACTACAAAGCTCGGCAAATACCACTTCTTAAAGCATACTGGTAACAAGACCGAAGATTGCACCGATGTTCTCGAAACTTTCAACTTCCTTGTCCTTCCTATTGATAAAAACGGAGCCGTATTGATTAATGGCCGCATTTCAGGCGGTGCATCCGGAGATATATATGATCCGTTTTTCGATGAAAGTATCAAGGAAGAAGATGTTTCACAGATAAAGTTCTTCTGGTATAGTGCGCCTGTTGCTGAAGCCGGTAACTTTAATTACATAAAAGCTCTTACCGATTCGCAGGGTGTTCCAACAAAAAACATGCCGTTTACCATCCTTGCTAGCAACACCTTCCTGGTAGTGCGTCAGGGAGCAGATGGCCCCCAAGGCTCTCGTGGCAGCAGCGGACCAGTATGGCGGCAGCATGTAGGTTTCGTATCGGCTACAGCCGATGCACCTTATCAGTATTATACCGGCAGCAACGATGAAAGGTTTATCGATGTGGTGCTGATAGGTAAGGTTTGGTATCGCTGTCTTCAATCATATAAATCCACCGGTACAGCCGATGCCCGCAACACCCCGACGAATGCCGAGTTTGCGAAGTATTGGACCTCTGCCGATATGGCTAACTTTACCTTCATCGCCACCCAGTTCCTTTTGGCAGATAATGCTAAGATTAATCTCTTTGGGTCGAATGAGATAAACCTGTATAACGATAATGAGAACGGAACGCTGTTCGCGTCATTCAGAGTTCCTAGCGGAAAATGGAGTGATGCCAAAGGAGATAAAGGTGAGTATGTTTTATGGATAGGTGCTGCCGACCCCGAAGATGCTTCGTATTATGTCAAGAAAAATGGCGTTGCGAAGATGGACTGTTGTTATTTCGGGCAGGTAACGATAAAAAACCGAAAAAAAGAGCATCTTGGCGACGCAAATGCCGGCATATATTACGGAGAAAATTATTACGACATCGAAGATGGCGTAGAGGAATTTCACCCGTACGTAAGATCCGCATTGATTTGCGATAAAGCTTATACTTTCGGCTTGAGTGCAGATAATGTTGTCTACGAACAGACTGGCTGGGGCGGGTATGTCAAAATGTGGCAAATGAACGGGTATGATAATGTAAGTACTGATATGTATAACAAGAGATACCCGAGGTTGCCCGAGGCTGCGATGGAAATACGCAAGAGCCTATCTGGTTTACCGAAAGAGGTTGATGCGTACGATTGCATCGGTATCAGTTTGACCTCAATCGGCAATGTTATGGCTAACAGCATCGGTCTTGATATTTCCACTATCAACGGTCAGAATAGCATCGGCTTGAGAATTGATGCCAGCGGTGGATCAAAGGCAAACCATGCTATACAGATAGTCTCTGGCGATATTGCCGGTCTCCGTCCGTATATCCGTGAAACCAACATCAGTACAACTCTCAGTATCTACGACCATACCGTCTACTGTACGAATAGTGGAGCTATCACATTAACCCTCCCTCGGTCTCCTATCAAGGGGCAGGAATACCTCATCATTCAGGGCAACGGCCGGGTTAATATCGAAGCCAGCCATGTATTCTTCGGAGAAGGTGCGAGTGGTAGTACTAAGACGTGGTGGTCTGGCACTAAAAATCAGTTTAGCTGGCTAATCTTTACGGGAAGTGTATGGGTAGTCCAGTATGCTATCAGATAATAAAAATTAAGTAAGAATATGAAACGAAATTTAGAAAACGTAGAGGTATATACCTCAATCGACAAGTCATCTTGCCAGGTAGTGAATCTTCGCAAGAGTATTGCCAACCTTATCTATAACCAGGGTAATGGCCTAGGCTTAGAGGGTACGGCCCTCGCAATGAAGATGTGGAACGGCGATGCCGATACCGAGTATAACGAGCGAGAGGTAGAAATCATCCGCGCAACAGTAGAGCGCTGCTGCGCCCCTTGCGTAATCGAGGCGGTAAGTCGCATCTTTACCGACGGCAAGGAAGAGAATAAGTAATTAATGTATTAATTTAAAATTATAAAAGTTATGGGAATCCAAACAAAAGAAATTAGTGCCTGGCTCAGCGCTAACGGTCAGGCCGTTACTAACGCAAGCAAAAACTCAATGATCGAGGCTATCAATGCCAACTCATTACAGATGTATGATGGCGTATTCATCATGTATCATCGCAAGAGCGATAACTTCCCTTTGGCGGTTAGAGTCAGCGACTGGCCTGCGCTTCAGTCAGCCGGACAGATTGCCGATGGTGTGCTGCTCGTGGAGGGTGGTAAGCATGTCGTTATTGCCCCAACAGAAGCTAGCGCAGGTCTTCCATGGAGCTCTAAGCCTACCAAGATTGAAGACTCTAATGGCAACGATGCAAGCAAGGGTGATGGTGTCCAAATAAGCGGTGTAACCACAACGGGCGACAGATTGATCGCATTTGCCGACTTCACTGGTAAGGCGAACACAGCAGCCATCATCGAGGCGAGCACAACAACGAATATCACCAATACAGCAGATTATGCTCCTGGCTTCTGTAATAAGTATGCGCGCGCCAACGCAAACAACAAAGGCCTGCTCGCAGGCTCATGGTGGCTGCCATCTCTCGCGGAACTTGCCTTGATTTGGGCAAACTTCGATAAGGTAAACTATGCCCTGTCTAAGATTACTGGTGCTACTCAGTTACAGAAGACCTGGTACTGGTCTAGCACCCAGTCCTCGGCGGCTGGCGCTTGGTACTTGTCTCTGAGCGATGGCACCATGCGCACCAACTATAAGTTCTACCAGCGCAGAGTTCGCCCGGTGTCAGCATTTTTATGGTAGTTAGTAGTTAGTTCTTTAATCCTCCCATGCCCTTAGGGGCGTGGGTTTAGCAAGTTCTCATAAAGAAAGGTATTTAAAATGACAGCAAAGATTGCAAGCAAGACTGAAATATATAGAAAAACAAAGAAGTTCCTGAATGAGGTGATTTACATCATCAAAGATTTTCCGAAAGAACAGAGATATGTGGTTGGAGACAGAATCGAACGCACAGCAATCGATTCTCTTCATATTATCGCAAGAGTCTATATGGGAAGAGATCTGGAGGCGAGAATCGCCGATATGGTCGAACTGCAATCTAACCTGGAATTACTGAATACTCTGATTGAGATAGCTGGAGAGCATCAGTGGATAAAAGGCAAGGGTAAGTTAGCTAACTTACTCCTGCTGATGGATAGTATAGGACGGCAAAGTACAGCATGGAAGGGTTCGCTTATCAAAGCCTTAAAAAGGTCAGAGAGTGAACGTAGTCAGAGCTAGGGAGGTAAGTCCAAACTAGGAGAACTGTCTTCTTGATAAATGGGCCACAACCATCATACATGGTAAAGAATAAGATATGTGGCGTTAACCCAGAACTCGGCGGATAACGCTTGGAACTTGAATCTGAGCGATGGCAACATGAACACCAACTATAAGTTCAACCAGAACAGAGTTCGCCCGGTGTCAGCATTAATTAGGAAGACGTATTCATATAAAATAAGAAAATAAAAATGATAGATTTCGAAACGATTCTAGAAGCATATTTCGACTGCCGGAAAAGAAAACGGAGCACAGTCGGCGCTACGGAGTTCGAGCTTAATTACGTTCACAATCTCGTTGAACTGATGAATGAAGTTAACTCGCGTCAGTATAGGATCGGTAAGTCTATCTGCTTTGTCGTCCGCTATCCTCGTTATCGCGAAGTGTTCGCAGGCGATTTCCGAGACCGCATTATCCATCACTATATCGCGCTGAGACTCGAACCGCTTTTTGAGCAGATATTCTGCGACAGAACGTATAACTGCCGCAAAGGTAAAGGTCAGCTTGCTGGCGTTACTCAACTGGCGGAAGATATACGCGAAGAGAGCGGGAATTACACCCAGGATGCCTACGTGATGAAGGTTGATCTGAAGGGATTCTTTATGAGTATCATCAAGTCGAAGTTGGCGAAGATGATAGATGATTTTATCGTCGAACACTATGAAGGTGATGATAAAGAGGATCTCAGATGGTTGTGTAAACTTGTCATTATGCACAGGCCTGAACTTAACTGTGAGCGAAGGAGTCCTCTGTGGATGTGGAATCATATCCCTAAAGAGAAGTCTCTATTCACTAACGGTGAAGACAGAGGTATCGCTATCGGTAATCTGTTCGCTCAGCTGTTCGCCAACTTCTTGCTGAATACAATCGACTGGAAAATTGATGCGGTATGCGTAAGACATGACAGGTATGTGGACGATATATCTTTCGTAAGCAGGGATAAAGCGAAGTTGCTGGCCATTATTCCTATGTTGAGGGAAGAACTCGGAAAGCTCGGATTGCGGCTTAACGAGAAGAAAACTTATATTCAGCATTACTCTAAGGGTGTCAAGTTTACGGGCGCCATCATTAAACCTGGCAGAATCTATGTAGCCAATCATACTGTTAATAGTTTTGCGCTAGCGGTAGGAAGATTAGGAAGGGCCGCAGAAAATGGAGTGATAGATGATATGGTCAAGGAAATAGCTTCAGTCAACTCGTATCTCGGCATCATGTCGCATTACAATGAATATGCGACTAAGAGAAGAATTATGTCTCAACTCCCGCCAAAGTTTTATGAGTACTGCTATATTGAAGGGCACTTCGAGGTTGTGAAACTGAAATATAAATACACAGAAAAGGCGATTTATATGAATATCGCCAAAAATATAATGAATAAGAGAGATGAAAGATTTGAAGAGAATACCTACAGAACGGGAGATAAGCTCGCTTCTTGATAAAGGCTACGAGCTTGAGATGTATATCATCGACGGGTGTATACATGTAGAGTGTTACCCAGGCGATTCTGTAGGATAGTAGGATTGTAGGAGAAGAAATCTCCTACAATCATTATATTAAAATACACCTTCATAGTCGATAAGTGCGCTGTTTGCTTCTTTGCAGTCCTGCGGCGTGTATATATTGGTAATATCGACAGATGAATGTCTCGCCTGATCTCTAACAGACAGCAGATCTGTTTTGGATTTTATCATATTAGTTATACCAGTATCCTTCAGGCTGTAGAACTTATATGATGCGTTTAGCTTTAATGCTTTCCTGACGTTTTTATCCCAATATAGCGAGAAAGTTCTAGCCTTCAGTGCTTCTAGTCCTGGTCGAAAATTATTACCGAAAATATAATAATTCTGAGGTCTTGAGAATATACCTAACTCTTTCATCAGCTCGATAACATGGTTCGGGATGGTAACCACGGCGTCTCTACCATTTTTAGTGTTAGCGCCGTAAAGAGAGAGCGTCTTTTTCTTTGCTGATACATCTCTGATTCGTAGGCTGCACATTTCTCCAGGGCGAACGAACAGATAGTGGAGAAAATAGCATGCAAGCAGGAAGTGTTTGTTTTCTTTCTCAAGGTAAGATTTAAGCTGCCGCAGAACATCGTTAGGTATAACGTCTCGATTTTTATGCTGCAGTTTCGTCGTTACATTAATGCCGTCAGTCGGATTTTTCTGAACATACCCTCGTTCAACAAGATAGCTGGAGAAGGACTTTAGCCAGCCGATATAATTATTTCTAGTTCTTAGAGCATTATTTCGCCCGACCAGCACATAATCCAGGAACTTGCTGATTAGAGTTTTATTGAACTGATATATATAAGTAATATGTTCGTCGCCCTTTAACCACCTTTGCAGGAAGTCTAATTTACCCTCATAGTTGCGCTGAGTGTTAGGCTTCAATCCACCTTCTTTTACCATTTTCGCTAGGTATACTCTGTATTTGCTGCATACATCTGCAAATAACGCGTACTCTTCCTGATTAGATTCTTCTATCCATGGGTTCCATCCTTCAAGAAGTTTTTGGGTAATACGCTTAATAAGAGCTTCGCCGTACACTCGCTGATTTCGCTTACCCTTTATATGTCCGAGCATAATCTTCTTTAAGCGCAACTTCCCGTAGCAAGGATCGAAAACTTTAAAGGAAACGTAGCATTCTGAGGCCTGATGCAACTTTGGAGTAGTCCACCCAATAATCTCTTGGATGTTCTCTTTGTTTTTACAAACATAATTTTTTTTGGTCAT